GGATTGTCTGCGCTTGTTTGAAATACTGGATCTGTTACAGCAATAACATTATCATAAATTGGAGCATCTAGTGCAGCAGATTCTGTGTCAATTGCCACTGCTGCTGCTGCTGTTACATATTGCCAGTTTTCTGTTTGTGTAAACGCAAATACTGTCTTGCTATCATATGCTCCAGCGGATGGGTTGGAACCTGCAGAATATATTCCAATTTCAGATATTTCGTATCTTTCTTCTGTTGGCAGTTCTGCCGTTAAAACAATTTTATCTACACCATTTTCATTTACAAAACCTCTAGATGATATTGGAACACGAAACATCTCAAAGTCTAAATTTGTTTTTGTTGAATAATCGCCAATTTCATCGGCGGTATCTAGCGGGGTAGCACCACAACCAATAGCAATATAAGAGGCATAGGCAGGGGCCTGCCCAAGTAAATACTTTGCAATAATAGATTTACCAGTATTGGTTATCATGAGGTATAGTCTCCAAGATCTGCTTCATATATTGTACCACTTACGCTAATCTGTGTTTCTATTTGTTCATCAGCATTTATGTTGATAAACTCAATAATTAGATCTCCTGTTGCGTTAAGGTATACGTTCTCTCCGTTAGGCCCATTGCCAATTTGTGGAGTTTTGTCTTCTAGTTTAATTGAAAATCCAGCAAAAAATTTGTCTGCGGTTTGTTGTAGGCTAAGAATATTATTTGGATTATACCTTTGTTGAATGGCTGAAAGGTTTTTAATTGGCTGATACGATATTTTTTGTCCATTAACAATATCAGACCTTGTTATGCTAATTAATTCTTGACCACCAATATTTTCAAATATTTGATCAAACATTCCGTCTGTTGGTATAGATTCTTCATCAAATAGTATAATATCTAAAGTTGCAGTTTTAACTGGTGGTGGTGGCGGTGAAACTGTTACTGGTAGAGTTGGTGTTAATGGTGTTGGACTTACCTTAAGGCTAAATGACCCTGCATCAAAAACTGATGCATTTATATTTTGTTGTTGTTGATAAAAGGGCTCGTTAGATTTTTCTTCTGCTTTTCTAAAATCTCCTGGAGAATATTTTGAACCTTCTGGCACAGTTGGTACGTATCCAGTTGCAGTACGAGTAGTTCCCATAGGAATAGGCCCAATGAACAATCCATTTGATTTTGCTGGACTAACAATGCCTGAAGGATTAACAGCCTTTAAGGTTTCAACAAATGGACTATATTTTGCAGGACCAGTAAACTCTGGCTCTTTTTTTGTTGTAGAGGTGACTCTACTTTCTCTTGTATTAGCATTCTCTATTTTAGTTCCGCCAACATATGTCTCTCTCATATTACACCTCCGCCAAATAAAGAGTCATATCTGGACCATCTATTTTTCTTGTATACTCAATATTATAAACTATAAATCTAGAATCAGTTGAAGTAACCAAATCTAAATTGTTAGAATCTTTATAGTTAATGGTTACTATATCTCCAAGTTGAATTGTTGGAGTTGCAAATATTTTTAAACCAATTAATTTTTTAGGAACCATAAGTTTATCTATCATCCAACCCATTAAATTTTCTGCATCATCTTGCGTCTGTATGTATGGGGTGTCTAAAGTAAACTCGTTATTTCCATAAATCATTCTGCTTCTTTTAATTTCATCAAACCTTTGTTTTTCAACTTGAGGAGAAACAATTTGAGAAGATCCAGTTAATAATGGGTTAGAAAAATTGCTACGTTTTTTAAAGTATTCGTCAACTGTTAACTCATGAGTAGTGTCTTGCGTAAATGTAACGCCTTGAATTCTTAGATAGTTACCGCTTGTTTCGTCAAAATTTAATGCTGTATCTGTAGCATTAAATATTAAAAACTCAGCACCGTAGGAGTCTGCATAAAACCCAGATGAGACATAGCCTTTGATATTATTAAATGTCGGGGATAATTTAGCGTAAAGTGCAGGATATGCACGATCATACTTAACGTCAAAATAAGCACACTCTCTCATTATTGAACCAAACTCATCAAAATATAAGTTGTATTTAGGTGGTTGCTGGGAACTAATTCCAGATAGGTAGGTTGCTTGAACCATACCACTCATTGCGTATTTTCTTAAAGATTCACTAGCACTTATTTCATTATCTCCAAAAGCAGACGATAGAGTTTCTCCAACTGTAAAAACGCTATTTTGAGAATAGTTTTGTGACAAGGCATATATATTTTCAAACATAACTCTGGATGAACCACGAACAAATGGAGCCATATTGTTGTATATTGGAAGTGGGTCTGGATCGTCTACAACTTTAATTAATTGGTTGTTGATGTATAGATAGAACCTTCTTATTTTTCCTATGTCTTGATACTCTACGGCTAAATCATATACCGTTGGATTTTCTTCACCAGCCATTCTATACTGCCCAGTAAACCTACCATCGTCAACTGTAATTTTTGCCAGACCGCCATAAAGTTTTACAGGAATTGCATTATTGTTAGACGCATCTTTTTTAATTTTATAAAAAACAACATTATTAATAGAAATTTCTGATTTATTATTTTTATCTAATTTTAAGTATGACTCTATGTTATCTTCTGTTAATGCAGCAATTTCAAAATAATATCCATTGTTAGTAGTAGGATTAAGTAATACTGCAAGACCTCCTGAGCCACCACCAATACTTACGTTTTGATCTGGTTGAACTCCAGCAACTTGGTAATAAGTTGTGCTTCCATTTGGCGTTTGACTACGACGTTCGTTATTTTCAATTTTTCCAATAATACGCATTCTTGTTCCAAAATGTTTATAAGAATTGCCCAATTCTTTATAGACATAAGAAACTAAGTCAATTGGGGTTTCAGTTGTTTCAAAAGTTGGACCATTCATTACTAACGCTGATGATTGAATTGTTCCAGTTTTAGGAGATATGGTTGAGTTAACTGGAGTCTCAGTTGTATAACTTGAAGACATAAAGTTTTTAATTGTTCCGCCTCTTGATGTCTGCTGTGCTTTAGAGTTATTAACTCCTGCTGCTCCAATTGCAGTTGCTGGCAAAGAAATATCTTCAAGCAAAGTAGTTGTAAATAAATATTGGGTTTCCATATCACAGCCTCTAACATAGGAATTGTTTGACCAATATGTGTCTATTCCAGCGGTATGGCTTGCTATTGCTGTTCCAAATTGAGCACGTCCATGCTCATAAACTACGCCATTCTGTAAACGAGTAACACCATCAATGTCTTCATAAAATGGAACTGTGTAAATTCTTACTAAGCCAGTAGGATATATTTTTCCATTAAAGGGCAAAGATCTAAAAAAGTTTTGATACTCTTGATTATTGGTAATCCACACATTGCTACTACCTTGTCTGTGAGAAACTCTCCATGCCTGAATTTGTTCACCTTTTTGGGCTTCTGTAATTTCTCCAGTTGCAACTCTTTTGTCTAAACTATCAATAACGCTTGTTGGCGCTAATCTTCCAGGTAAAACAATTTCTGGTTTAGATTCATTTAAGTTTATACCGTCTGATAATATTGGATACCAAATTGCAAGGGTGACATTAAACTGTGCAGCATCATATCTGATAACTTCTCCATTAGAATAAAAATATCCTTGATATCTTGTAAGCCAATAAACATTTTCTCCAAGATCAAAAACATTATTTACTATTTTACGGTTAACCACACTTGGTGGAGATGCAGTAAGGTCAGAATTTAATGGCATTGCTCCTAAAACATATTTGCCTTGTTTAGACGCAACCTCATTAATTGTTTTAGTTGAATCAGTTCCAGAAACTTCCCATAAAAGTGCTGGCTTATAAATCCAAGTTTTATCTATATCAATCATGCTTGCTTGACGAATAGAACCATATGATCTTTGAATATACCTAGTTGTATAATTAATTTTTCCATTATTATAAACTTTCTTGTCTTGAGATGCAATTGAAAGAATATTTGGAAGCGTTCCAGATGATAGGTTTTCAACAATACCGCTAGCAGATTGATTATTAGATCCAGACAGGGTCATGTTAGAGGCTCTATCTTCTATGTCTGGAAGCATATAGTTTTTGCTCATTACAATAAAATTATTATACTCATCAAAAAACATTGCTGTTTGTGTAGACACTGCAAGTTGATTTAATACTTCTGCTACCGTTTGATCTGGAGCAATAAAAAAATACGGGATGATTGGATCTGGTTCGTTTGTTGTTCTATAAAATGCGTAGTTGCTAAACCCAATATAATCAAGAATTAAACTAATTGCATAACTAAGTGACACTTCTGTTACCAACATTCTTGGTGCAGGCATAGATTCTAGAAAGAAATAAAAGTCTCTTAAAGATATTTCTAATGTACCAGCAGTAACGGTTGCTTGTGGAAATCCATCAGAGTAAAGTGTTTTAATCGGAACCCAATAGTCAAATCCACTTACATTTAATATTTTTTCATAAAAATTAAATTTAATATTTTTATCAACATAATCACTAACTATGCTAGTTGTGTTATTGCTATTAAAGGCTTGGTCATCATCAAATAAAGATATGCTTCCAGTTGAAGCAAGTAACTGTCCTACTGGCAAAGCAGATGTACCAAGATCAGAAAGAATTTTTTTAACACTATAGTCTATTGTTTTATCAGATATGTTAGCAACTAATCTTGGAGACATCTCAATTAAATCAAAGGTAGAATCAAACTTGTTCATTCTCTCTACTACAATTCTTAGTCCACGAAGATTCTGAAACTCTCTATAAACAATTTGCCCATTTGTTGTTTCTTTAAATGATAGTGGGCTTGTTAGGTCTGTAACAAATGTTGTTTTATTATCAATTTGCTCACTTCCCAATACCCACCCATAAACAGGAGTAAACGTATCGTATGTTTCAGTGGTGCTGTTCCAAACATAATAAGTTCCAACATCTTCTGCATTTGAAATAACTAAATACGCATATCCATTTATTGATTCATTTGGTAGTAGCGTAGATGAAGAAAAAGTTTCTGCAAAAACAAAACTGTCTTTAAAATTATCTGGAATATTTTTTAATCTATACTGTAATTCAACATACCCGTCATGAGTAATAATTGGAGATCCATCTTCACGTACATCATTTTCATTAAATACATAAGCATCTACCCAATTATTTTCTTCAAGATATTGAACTTTCCATCTTGTTGGTGTTGTTTTATTTACGTTACCAAAAAATGGGTCTGCAAAAGTTTTAGAAATATCCGTAAAGTCTCCCAGGTTTATATCTCCAACATTGGTTTGCATCTTTACAATAATTCGGTTTGCTGGTACATTTTCTTTATAAACTACAAATGGGGCAGCATCGTCTATATAGTAATTACCATTAATTATGTTTTTAGCAATACCTCTTTCAATACCATTTTCAGTTCTAAAAGATGTAAAGTATTTAAATTGGTCATAGCGTGATGCCATGTAATATCTTGGCCTTCTAGCAAGATCGCTGCCAGAGTTTGATAAAAACTTACCCTTAAAAGCAACTGCTTTATTAATACCAGATCTTGGTCTAAATGGTTTTATGCAATCTTCTAATGAGTATAAAAGTTTATTTTTTTCTTTTATAGATGTAAAGTTTTGTGGTGTTCCATCATTTTCAAACCCTCCATCAATAACAACATCTGCATCTGTTGCTCCAGTATAAAATAATCCAGCATCTGCGTTATCAAATGTGTTGGGTAGTGTTAAGAACTGAGAACTTTGTTCTTGAGATCTGTATCTGTAATTGCCAAGTTTAAATATATTATCTGGCATATTCATGTTCCATTCAGCCAGAACTAAAGACTCTGTCTGTATTGTTGCAGATGTTTCAAAGTGGTTTTTTAGGTCGGCACTTTCAAACATTTAAACTTCTTCCAGTGTTGCCGATATGTTCCAGAGATCATGATTTGTTGCCCCACGTTTTACGACTGAATAATTAAAATCTGCAAAGTAAACTTCAATAATTTGATTGTATCTGTTTAAACCAGAATATTCATAATTTTGTCCTTCTAGATTTGTATATTTATCATAAGCAAGGTACATAAAGAATGGACCTTGATGTGTTTCATACCAATCAAGAAGTTCTACTCCACCTGCACCACCATCTGCTGTGTACTCTGTTGTAGATCCTTCACTTGGTGATACTCCTGTTGTTGAGTTAAAGTTAGGTAATCCTGAATACCCTCGTGAAGGCAGCATGTTCCAAGACACGGACATAGTTAATTTATCTGCAATATGATATGAACG